ACGCCTGCGCTTATCCTAAGTGGCGCAAGGACGAGTTGAGAGGAGAGTGGGAGAGATGCAACGGGATGCTTAGCGAGAAGGACTACCGTTGCGATTCCTTTATAAAAGACGAGACCTACCCCGAGTATAAACAAGCCCGTGGGATCAATTCTCGGTCAGATCGGTTCAAGTGTAAGGTCGGACCGATCTTCCGTTTGATTGAGAAAGTGGTCTACACTCATCCGTCTTTTATTAAGAAAGTTCCCGTGCATAAGCGGCCAGAGTACATCGTGGAAAAGCTGCAACAAGTTGGTGCTAGGTATTTTGCAACGGACTATACCTCGTTCGAGTCTTTATTCGTCCTGGAAGTCATGGAAGCTTGTGAGTTTGAGCTTTATGACTACATGACTTCTCAACTTGCGGAACACGATGAGTTCATGTCTTTGTGTCGTGGGGTGCTAGGTGGTGTTAATCAGTGTAACTTCAAGTTCTTCAGCGTATTCTTGGAGGCCACCAGGATGTCTGGCGAAATGTGCACGTCGCTGGGAAACGGGTTCTCTAACCTGATGTTTATGCTCTTCTTGTGTGAGGAGGTCGGTTCTGTTCATGTTGATGGCGTGGTTGAGGGGGATGACGGGCTTTTCGTCATTGCTGGGCCAGCCCCGTCAAAGAAAGACTTCGAGAGCATAGGTCTAATCATTAAGTTGGAAGAATGTCCGTCTATCACAGAGGCCTCTTTCTGTGGTATCGTCTTTGATCCCGAGTGTAAGCAGAATCTGCGAGATCCGCTCCGAGTCCTGACCACGTTTGGTTGGACCAGTAGGCAGTATGCTAACTCGAAGAGCAAGCGCAAGAAGGCGCTGCTAAGGTGCAAAGCTCTGTCTTTGGCTCATCAGTACCCTGGTTGTCCGATTATCCAGGCTTTGGCGCAGTACGGTTTGCGTGTAACTAGTGAGGTAGGCAACTGGGCTGTATGGAACGCAATATACAGCAAAGGTGTCAACGAGTACCAGAGACAAGTTCTGATAGACGCGATGCTCAATCCTGTGGATCCGGCTAGCATCCAGCTTGGATCGCGTTTACTTGTCGAACGGCTTTTTCGTGTTTCCGTTGAGGAGCAGTTAGCTGTTGAGAAATATCTATCAGGACTTTCCGACATCCAGGAGCTCGACCCTGGAGTGTTGGAACCCATTTTGAGCCCGGTGTGGAAGGACTATTGGACGAAGTATGTCATTCCAAGGCCAGCCGAGCTCTATTATCCTGGACTCCCAACTCGTGCTCATTGGGCGTTCGAGGAGGTCTGTAGAAAGACCGGGTGGTGTGGCTACCAGCAGACGAACGTCTAGTCTGTGTGTGTGCGCGTAGGCGAGCGCGGGAAGCTCGTCTCCACTGTATCTGATCCGCGTTCACTTTATATAGCTCTCATCTATTGCTCGTTTTCGCGCGCTACTTCCATCTGTTTATGGAATCAATCTGGAAAAG